CAGTGTTGGCGCTGTAGCAAACACAACAGAGCCTGTGCCCGTCGTTCCGCTAGCTGCGTTTAAATAATTAAGTTGCGTGCCTGTAGTCGTTACACTTACAGCCGCAATTTTAAATGGGGTCTGCAAAGTATTGTTAATGCTGTTATTAATCATAGTCATGAAAACCCCAAATAAATTTTAATAAATAAAGTAATGTCTATAGATACCAGTTTGCAAGTGATATCTATAGACATCAAGTACTACTATATTGCGTCTAAAGAACCCATTGGACTGCTAGCAACCCAAGTGGTGTCCGCAACAACACACAACAAAATGACTTGGTCTGTGGCTGCTGTAGATGACAATGCGCCCGTTACACCCACAGAAGTGCTCACAACGCCATATTGAATGCTCTGCGCAGAGTTTTGAGTAATTGTCCATCCGCCTGTACCATAACCAACAATTTCAATTGTAGATCCAACAGCCGCAGTAGCAGGTAATGTAAATGTTGTTAATCCTACATTCTGTGTAAAGTAGTTTGTAGACGCAACCAACGTTTGTGAAGTGCCTGCAACCGGACTGAAAAATATCATTCCAGGAACAGCCCATGTACCATCTCCACGCCAGAAAGTACCTGATGTAGCGCCAGTACCGCTGTTTAAATTGGTAACAGGTAAGTTTCCTGTGACCCCGGTGCTTAATGGCAAGCCAGTAGCGTTGGTCAAAACTAACGCAGATGGTGTGCCTAAAGCAGGAGTAACTAAAGTTGGACTTGTAGCCAATACAATATTACCACTACCAGTTACGCCAGCTGCTAAAGCAGTCGCGACACCTGTTCCCAAACCGCTAATACCAGTAGCTACAGGCAAACCTGTCGCGTTGGTCAATATTAATGCAGAAGGAGTTCCCAACGCTGGTGTAACTAACGTCGGGCTGTTGGCCATAACTACTGAACCAGTACCTGTGACGCCAGTAGCAGCATTCAAATAATTAAGCTGTGTGCCGGTCGATGTTACTGATACAGCGCCAATTTTAAAATTAAGTTGCAATGTATTATTAATACTATTATTAATCGCCATTTATACATTCCTTATATTTAATGAACCATAAGACTGATATTTCACAATAAAACAATGATTTATAAGCCCACTTTTTACTTTAAAAACTATATTATATTAAACCCTGTGCTTATGTTTCTTATTTTCCAGGTGGTATTGGCGACAATACAAACCAATTGAAGACCATCTCTAGCATCAATGCTTGATATACTTCCGGCTACGGATGACGTGTCAATTCCGCAAATTATTGTCTGACCGGAATTGGCTACAAGCGACCAACCACCTGCCGCAATACCTTCTAATGATATTGTTGCTCCAAATGCCGCTACAGCTGGCAAAGTGATGGTAGTTAGTCCTGATGCTGTATTTACTACATAATTCGTATTAACTGCCGCGGAATAACTGTTTGTGGTTATTGATATCCATGGGTTAACTGCGGGAGCAGGCCCGGCTTGCCAAGTGGCGTTACCTAACGAGTCGCTTGTAAGCAAATAACCAGAGGTTGGTGAGCCTAAATTTATGGTTTTTGAACCATTGTTTATTCCGGTTCCACCGTATTGTGGATTTAACATTGCTCCAAGAACAAGGTTGCCAACAAGAAAGTCGCTGCTTATTATTATTAATCCAGGGTCAATATGAGCAGAGCTTCCACCAATCGGATAAATTGCGTTATAAAGCAGTGCGCCTGTTCCCACCACCCAATTTCCTGAGGCGTCATTGCTGTTTACAACAAGAAAAGATACTTCAGCGGAAGCTGATGCGTCTACATTAAAGATATAAGTAAGATTTATGCCAGTAAATGTGCTGTAATTAGCCATTATTACGGATGTGTCTGTTAAATCATACGAATCACTAACAACACAGTAATTAAATTCTAATGTTGCGTTTGCAGATATTTTTGATGTTGTGTTTGATGTGGAAATACTAGAATCATTAACTTTTACGATCCCACCGCTTATTATGAAGCAACTATAACCACCTCCCGCTGTGACTGTGCAGTTAGTTAAATAACCGTTGTTCGGGTTGTTGAATACAAAAGCGTTCCCATACAAACCATTAATTATACAATTATTGATGTATACATTTAATGTGCTGCTGCCTGAAATAGTTAAAGCTGATCCGCCGCTTAGTGGAGTAATAAAGGATAAATTACTTAATGAAAAAGAAATGTTTCCTGCTTCCGATGCATTATATAAAGTATTACCTTGAATAATAACTGAACTTTCGTCTTTTCCACTTTCGCCCACTACGCTAACATATGATGCAAGCGTTATATTTTCTACGTAAATACCCGGTTGAATCAATACTAAGCACTGTTGTGAAGAAGTACCTACCAGAGCGGCTGCGGTCATTGCTGAAGAAATGGTGGTGTATATGCTGTCTGGCCCTACGACAAATACAAATGGGCTTCCGCTAGTTGTGGCGAGTGTTCCTGTTGACGGCCAGGAGATTGTTGTTGCATCTGGTAAAATAGGAATGTCGTAATACGCGTCATTAATTTTCATTCGCCAATAATGAGCGCCCCCAGCCGGTATAGGTGTACCGTCTCCCCTGAATCCCACGGGGAAAGAGGAAGAGCCTATGGATATTCCAGAACCAAACTGGGTTGATAGGACGCCCGTTGCAGCATCAGCTACAGCCAACGCACCAATTCTATCGTTCCGTTTTGGTCGTAACTATTACCAGTAACATTAAACCCTACAAAAGTATTACTATTTCCACCTTGAAAATCCTGCGCTCCAACTCCCGCTCCCGCCAATCCCGTTGAGCAACCAAAAAAAGTATTATAATCTCCATTGGATGTAATACCTAAAAGAGCAGCAGAATTTGAACCTGTAAACGTATTTCCGGTGCCGTCATTTATTTGAGCTGCCCCTGTTCCTACCGCAGTATTACCATTTCCGCTTACTGTACCAATTAAAGCCGCAAAACCGATTCCGGTGTTTGATGTTCCTGTGGCGTTTCCTGATAATGCACCGACTCCTACAGCTAAATTGGTATTACCAACATCACGATAAGCACCAACGCCCACAGTTATACTATTTACTAAAATATCGCTCGCTGTCGTCAACCCACCGTTAGAGATAGTTAGATTGTGAGCTACAATTGTTTGGTCAGCAGCAGGATTTAACAATACGGCAGTGGTTGTTAAAGCAATTGTTCCTGATACGTCGGGCAATTCCCATCCTCTTGCAGCAGAAAGAGAAGCATTCGTTAATATGCCCGCGAAATCACCAGCGTTATTTGTGGCCGATAATTGCAAATATCCGCTAGACGCAGTTGAAGGATACGAATAATAACCTCCTGAAAAACCAGAAGACCCCGCATAAATACTATTTGTGGTGCTTCTTATAGAGTCTCTAACTGTAATACCGCCGGCTGAAATGGTTAACCCAAATCCTCCGATAGTCTGCGGTGCTGATGGATTTAATAATACAGCATTACTCAAATAACCCTGTGCTTGCCATGAAGGAGACGCGCCACTATTTGCAGTTAGAACATATCCAGCCGTACCATTAGCCAAAAGCGACGGCACACCAGTATTGCTGGTAATTAAAACGCCATTGTTTAATGTTGCGAGCGAACTAATGGTGTTACCGCTTGCCGCATAATAAGCGAGGTTATTGATGGTCCCATTACCGACCGTCCCACCACCAGGTGTTATTGCTGAATTTAATAATATGAACGCGGCGTAATTATCTGAGTAAATAAATTCAGATATACCACCACCGATTATTTCTCCAGCAATTAATGCGCCACCACTGATGCCAACAATTGGCGCTGTTTGGCCGTTTAGCGTTAAAGTTGATGGCCCTGTGTTGGTATTATCAATTTGTACAATAGCGCTTAATCCACCTGCTAAAGTCACTAGCGGCGCAAATGGAAAATTTGCTTCGTAAGCATCAGCTGCGCCAAAGTCTATGGCGTAATTGAAATAATTTTTTTGTACTAAATAAGCGTTTGCGTTGGAAATCGATGGGTTTATTAATTGAAAATTATCGTCAGCTGATGAATAGATAAATAAATAGGCGGCCCCGGCCTGGATGTCATCAACTATTAAGGCTTCTCCCGAGGTTGATACAATTAATTTTTCAGGCAATGCGTTAATTTTTAATGTGGGCGTAGTAGTTAAATTAGTAAACCCAGATACCATGTAAATAGGAAGGCCGTTTGTAAGTGTTAATACCGCTGGTGATAAATTTACGACAAAGTGATCGTCGGCACCGAGTCCGGCAGCAAAGTTAAATGCGTTTTGCTGTACTTGCAGGGGTGTTACACCACCGCTTCCGCCTCCTCCTGGTATGTACCCTAAGGCTGAGGCCCACTTAATAAAATCACCAGCGCCGTCAATCATTGGGCCACCCACTGTGAAATATCGGTTATATTAGTTCCGTCGTTTGAAAACGTTTGTATGTATGTGATTGAATTATACACGACGGTTATAGTTGAAATAATGCTTCCATCCCATGTAAAGGTTTGCTCTAAAGCATTAATCTGTAGCTCGACGCCATTGCTTGCGGTTACTGTGGACATAGTGAATCCTCATGATTTACTAGACTAAGTTTTTAACATGAATTCTTCGTATATCTTAGCCGCTTCGATTGGATCTGTCACTTTAATGACGGTTTTTTCGATGGGTTTATTTTCTGTGTCGTCTTCAGGCTCCTTGGCCTCTGTCCATCGGCCTTGAGTGCGAAGATAAAAAATAATTGAGGGGACATTGTCTTGTTGACATAATTTTAATAAATGCCCGGCCACAACTGCTGTTGTGCGCATTTTTCCTGTTCTAACTATTAATTCTAATTCTTCATTGTCTGATTTATATCTGTACCATGTATCTTCGCATACCCCATAATATTCGGCTAATTGTTTGTTGGTCATTCCTGCGTTAACCAATGCTTTTACTTCTGTTAAAAATGCAGGCGTGATTTCTATTTTTTTTTTAGGACTGTTCGGGTGTCTGAATGTTCTAGTTCTTGTCATACAATAACACTCTTACTTAAAATTCTGCATTTTAATCCTTCTTCTTGAAAACGATTGAACATTAATTCTTGTTCGTTTTCATCGTTGCACTCAATAATAATTTCATACACTGAATTATATTTTTGATTGTCAGGTGATTTTGAATCAACGATTTCATGTTCATCTAATATTTCAAAAATCTCATCATCACCAAAACCCGTTAAACTCAAATCAAAAGCATGGTCTTGCAATGTCAAAAATTCTTCTTTGAGCAACAAATTATCCCATGTGGAATTCATAGCAATACGATTAGCAGCTAAAATATAAGCTTTGCGTTGATCGTCATCCATATGCCCATGAGTAATGGTAGGCACTTCAGATAATCCTAATTTGATCGCGGCAGCTAAACGACCATGACCACTGAGTATCGTGTTTGTATCGTCTATTTCAATGGGATCGTTAAACCCAAAGTTTTTTATGCTTAATGCGATTTGTTGTATTTGATCATCACCATGGATGCGAGCGTTTTTATCATACCCATGCAATTCATCAATTTTTTTGTAGATTATTTCCATTTAAATCCTATATGTATTTAATGCATTTTTGAACCATGGCGGTTTGTTGAACAATAGTTGAAGCTTGATTACTCCCTTGTGACGGCAATGAGTATTCAGTTGCTCCGTTCGATGCTTTAATTAATCCGGCGCCTCCACCCGTTCCTTGAGGTCTACCAAGCCAGACTCCATTTCCTCCGTCACCAGAAACAGTGCTAGGATGATTGTGACTCGGCATTTCAGCAACAGTAAGAGCGTGAGCAGAGGATCCGCCTTTTTGACCTGTAACCAACAATGTCGGATTTCCAGCAATAGGAATACCGACTCCACCGGCCCCAGCGGTTACATAAGCTCTAAAATCCGGCAAAGTATACGTCGTAGAGCCATCACCCGCACCATAAGTAAAAAACCGTATATTAGCCGCACCTGTAGCCGTAGCTGCTAAACTTAATTCAATCGTTGTATCATTTGTAATGGATGCAATCGTTGTATTAGGCTGTAAATTAGCGCCCTCAACAACCATTCCAGCAAACATCTGCGTGCTGGCATTGGTTAATCCAGTCACGGTGGTCATGCTGATTGTTGTGCTGCCAGATTGCACTTGTGTAATTGCATTAAATAATTTTGCATAAGTCGTACGACTTTTTGTTGTACCGTCACACGCAAAATAAAAACTAGGTACAATCGGGCCTGCAAAATCAATAACAGTACCTACAGGCACCCATTGCGAACCACCACTCACTGCAACCCAATTTAAATCGGCACCAGGAACTGAAGTGTTTGTAGCGACTTGACTTTCCCATATTTGTACACCACTGCCTGTGTCATAAGAAACGTAGGAATAAATAGGATAATCGGCAGGGCCTCCGTCAGCAACGGATACCCACAATGGAAAGCCTTGCGTCTGTAATTGTTTTAACGCATAAGTCACATCAAACATTAATTGATTCATTTGCAAACGAGGGACAGGTAAAGAGCCGATTGTAGCGTTAGGCAAAGAATAAGGCGTTGTCCACCCGTATTGATAATTTACAGATGAAGAACCTGTACCCGTTTCTGGGATAGCTGTAGCGTCTCCCAACACACCAAAAGGATATAAAAAATATTTATTCGGTACAGGTACAGTCATTTTAAAAGCCCGTGTTTAAGTTAATAAAACCGATACGCCCGCGGGTCTCGGCCACAAATCTAAAGCTAAAATTGCATTGTATAATGCAACAGGAAACGCATTGATATCACTAAAATGATAAGTAACCGTCATATCTAAATTGTCTAAACATACAATCGTGTTTGTGCCGTAACCGATTCGCTCGGCAAAATTAAAACATAAATATTGCAAATAGGTGTTAATGCTTATTCTGAAATTGTCTTGATATAAAAACGATGTGGGTAAATCTGTTTTAAAATTAATGGGTATAAAATCTTGCATCGAACCACGAGTAATGCAATCAAAATATCTTAACATCAGCAGAAATTGCTGCTGTGGTAATGATAAATACGTTACTTGAGCATCACCAAACACGCCATTATCATAATTTACATTGTCGTTGACATAATCTGGAAAGGTGGGATCGAACTCATTAAACCCCCATATTTCATTTGAAGGAACCGAGCCTATGGGCGCAAACAATGGGACGTTTAAAATAATAGACCATACAGACAATCCAAATAATGTTATGGTTGGGCTGGCTAAATTAAATACATTGTCGTACCATTTTTCCCAAAATAATGTCTGATTTTGATCTAACCATGCTTGCTTGAATTTCATCAAACCTAATAAATTTGTCGCGTTATCGTATTGCCACAAATTAACCGCAAGTACATCTGTAGAATAATCAAATTTTTGTATGTTCATGCTACAGTTACCGCGATATTTCCTATAACTATCGTAGGAATTTGATATTTATAAATAGGCAATTCTGTACGTACAAAGCTACCCGAGCTGGTCACGTTTTTAATTTGCAAATCTTGTACATAAACGCCTGGATACTGAATCCCAACAGAGGCGGCAATTTCAAACGGTGATACATTTTGACCAACAACAAAACCGGCTAGCCCATTCACCTCGCCTGCTGCGTATTTTAATATAGCATTTTGTATCGTAGTTTCTGGGTTTTGTATCGGTGTATTAATAACAACCGTGATTTCTATACTAATAACAATTGAATCGGGCCTGTCAAACAACACCATAATAGTCTGTCCGCTAATCGGCACAACATAGGACACACTAACATTTGTTGCGCTAGCGCCATTGGAATAACCACACCCACCGCTTTTTGTTGCAGTTAATGTCGACGCTATCGCACTATCTGTTCCACCATTAACACACACATAGATAGAATTAGCTGTTAAAGTGACGCCACCTGGGCCACTCGGTGGGATGGTTAACGATCCAGACGTTATATTTTCTAAAAATGACAAACTTTGTACGCCTGTTGTTGCATATAATCCTGCAATAATAGCTCCTGCTAACGAATTACCTTGCAAAAACAGCGTGTTGTTTCTAAATTGTCTAGCCTGTACGTCGCTTTGTGTTAACGTTCCTAAATACGTTTGTATAGCAGCATTAGTTACGCTTTCCCACCCCAATACATTGCTTACAATAATTGTAATACTTGAAGCCGCAACAGTAATAGGGCCAGGTTCAACAGCCGCAAAAGGTGCGTCAATTGTTCCTGATAACGGCAATGTAGTGGTAGTCAATAATTGCCATAAATTGCCATTGGCGTCCATTGCTTGCGACCCTTCCGGTATAACCGTCCCAATAACACCATTTAATGTACATTGAACCAATGACTCAGTAGATGTATTTCGTTGACTGCCCATGAGACTCAAAATAGCATCTAGAAAAATACCGCCTGCAAAATTAGGGTTTATTTGGTTTGCTAATGCTGCATTGTTATCAACTACAGCAATTCGTGCCTGTGTTTCCGCATTAATTAATAATCCTTGTGGAGTATTTGGCGCATCTCTAACCATATCATCGCCAAAAAGCGCTCGATATTCGTTTTGCACGTCTGCTTGAATCGTTGCAGTATCAGGAACAATAACGCCTGTACTTGGCACATAACTATAAACATCAGCCATTAATTGCTCCCGAGCCATAAATTGTTTTTATTACAGCATTATATGTCAAAGTATTACCTGTTTGACTAGTCATTAAGGAAACTACTTCTGTAACGCCATTTACGGCCAAAAAAGCCTGACGTAATGCAGCCTGATATTGTAATTCGTTTTTAATTCCACCCCACACGGTTTGTTCGAACGGTATGCCGATGGTGGTATTAAATATACATTCTCCTAAAATTGTTTGTGCTGCTTGTGCGCATTGCTGCAAAATCGCTTGTTGATCGTAGCTTAATGATATATTTCCAAATTGATTTAAATAAATATCATTAGCTGCAACGCCAGGAATATTATTGTTAACATTTGCCGATATAGTAATGACCATGATAATCCTATGGAACGTAAGGAGGTTCTACGGGTATTGGGGTAAATACACCAAGCGTGTTTCCTGCCATGCCTTTTACCCACAAATTGCCGTCAACAATTACGTAGCCCGTGGTTGGATTGTTCAACGATAGATTTATCCTATCTGCTTTAACGTTTATTTCATAGGCTGTAGTTACTGTATTTAAACCAAATTGTATAGATAATTTATGCGACGGGTCATTACTCTGGATAGACACATATCCATCAGGAATATTGCTAGCATTAAAGGTTTTCATCGTATCAGGAATAAAAACACTATCGCCAAAATTATTCATACGAGTTGTATTAGGGTTTGTTGTTTGTTTGGGCGGTGCTGATGAATCCGTATAATTTTGTTGTAGGTTTTGTAGAAATGTCGAAATATCACGATCGTTTGCTAATACCCAACCAAAATCACCAGATTTAACTGGGAAGCTTATTGAAAACGCACCGCAACCCATAATCATAACAGGAATACTTGATAGCAACGCTCGCTCAATCGATTGTCCGTTAGTCATGATAACATTAACCATTAACTGCACTGAGACGCGATTAGAAGCGCGATCATAATTAACGACTTGTGCAGGTAGCATTCCTTGCATTGCTTGCTGAAAGTTGTTTAAAGCGGTTTGGAGAACACCCACTAAGGTGTAATTATTGGCGGGATCTAAATTAGGTGTATTGTTCTTCATGATCCAACCCTAGTGCATTCAGCCACATAATAAAAAGGAATATCTCGTGCCGTCACATTAAATGATAATTTATAAATAACGTAATGACCATTGATCGCAGGATAAATTGCTGATTGTATCTCTAACCCACCCCCAACCACAGTTTTATTATCTAACAAAAACGTAACCCTTAATCCTTGCTCAGTAAATTCAGGGATACCAATCATGCCTGACTCTGCATTTAATAATCGTGTTGTGCCTGATAAAGGTATCAACGCGTCTTTTACTACCAGCGTATCTCCATCTATGAACGCGTTGATTCCGCCCATGGCATTCAATGATTGTACTTGATCAACAGAACTGCCCGTAAAATTATAATTTGAAATGTTTTTATCACTAGCTTGAAAATTTAAAATAAGATTATTATCTTGCGCAACCTGTGCCGAAATAGTTTTAAAACTAGCAATGCCGTTTTGATAGCGCGAAATAACATTATTTTTTAAAAAATTACCAGTTAAACATTTTAAAATGACACCAATGTCCGGCGGTTGCGTTACTGAAGAACTTACAATATTACCGGTATAAATTAATGCTGTGCCATAAGATTGACGTCCCGCTCGTACGGATATTGTTTTAGCTGAAGCGTTTAAATTAAATGGCGTCGTTTCAGATAAAATGTAATCTTGGGTTGTTTTGTCTAAATTCGTAAGCGTTACTTGTGCCTCGTTTTGCAAAGCATTTCCATACTTTGTGCCAGTTGCAATGATATTTAAAGGAGCAGAGTTTTCTGCAGTGTAAACTTTTGTTTTACCATTTACTTCTAAAGATACGCTGATAATGCGTGGATCAAGAGCTGCCATTAACAATCGCCTCCAATTCAGCTTGTGACGCATAAATCAAAGCCTGATTATTATCAAACAAATTATAATCTGGATATTCGTCATTATCTGTTATGAAGTAAAAATCGCCCTGCTCTAAGTATTGATATCCAATCAAACCCGTCGCAGGAACTGCTCTAACATTATCTACAATCAAAACCCCACTTGCGACAATTGAAACCGTCATAAATGCCGTACCCGCTACTAATGGCGTGTTATTGCATGAATGAATACTTAAATCAAAATTAATCCCGTTCAACGCAATGGATAACGATTGGTTAGGAATGGCTTGCAAAGGTATCTGTATCATCCGAATACTCCGCTAAACAAAGACTTTAATCCGCCCGAAGCGTATTTACCAGCGTCAAAAAGAAGCGTGGATTGCTGAGGCGTTGCGGGCTTTCCTTGTTGCATACCTGTGGAGACTGTGTTTGAATTTGATTTGTTTTTAGGTGTTGTTACAAATTGCGCCATCACAAACTGTACTTGTTTCGTGCTCATAGCAATTGCTATTGCATCATATTGGGACGCGTCTTCTTCGTGTGGCATTGACTGAATCAGCTGATTTGTATAAATGCCTGTGCGTGTTTGTATCGTCAATAGCGTGCTGTTTAAATAATAACCTTTTAGCAAGTCATATTCATTATGATACAAGTATCTCGGAATAATTAGAGATAGTTCTATTTCTACCGGTAAAATAATTCTATGGTCAACAATGGTGGCCCCAGTTTCAATTGGATGCTCCATTACTTTTGCTGATTCTTTTACTACAACTTTTAAAGGTCTTGCGTGTTTTAATACTTGCGCATAATCTTGAGTAAAGATCGCAACTGTATCTGTCGCATAACTTGGCAACAACGCACCTAAAGCTAAATCAATTAAATTGGCGGCCATTATGCTTTAGTTCCTTGTGAATAAAAGTTCGTCGCTTGTGCAAAATGCCCGTTAGTGTAATTTTGTAAACTCGTCAACAACCCCTCTCCATCATTAGCCTGTGTGTTGATTGTGGTTGGACCAAGATTATAATTAATTTGTGGTGCTGCGTTTGCTCCATTTGTTAATAATGGGCTTATGCCTAACAAAGAAGCAGTATTTGGGTTAAAATTTAAGGAGGATTTATGTCTAAAAAACAATAATGTCTCTAATATTTTTGTGCTAAAATTTATTAAACTGTTTTCTTCTTTTGCTTTATTCACTTTTTGCGCGTAGCTTTGAAAGCCACCGGATCCTACTCCTGTTACAGCACCTAAAGCTGTCTTAGAATTTCCTTTGAAAAATGAACTAATATCTTCATAAGCAGCGTTTGCAGCAAAGACGGCACCTAATGGGCCTAATTTAGATAGCGCTGATCTTCCTAATTTTGATTTTAAAAGTAAAATCAGAGACCCTACGCCAAGAGCTGCCGTTGTTCCTTCTATTACGCCTCGATGTTTATCAGCGTACAAAAAGCTTTCAGACGCTATCTTTTGTAATTTAATTAAAATAGGCAACGCATCAGCGGCTAAGTGATTGAACAAAACCTGACTTGCTTGCTTGGTCGCAACCAAAGACACCCTAAATTTATTAAACAATTCAGAATCATGCTCAGTCACTAAACCCAGTTCTTTTTGACGCTTAATAATATCTTCAACTTCGCGACGACCTTGTTGCAGTAACAAAATAGTGCCTTCATCAAAACCAAGTTGATGACCCACTTGTTGAGCGCGTGCAGGACTTAATTTATGAAACAGGTCGCTATATAAAGGTAACGCTTTAAGAGCCGTGGCAGGGCTTGTGCCGAACTTGCTAGCTAAGCCTTTTAAAGTGTTTTGGAATTGTGCCGCGTCACCGCCAGCAAGCTCTACGGCGTTTCCCCATGCTTGTAAATCTGTTGTATTAACGTTTAGTAATCTGGATGTTTGGCTAAGATTCACACCAAAATCTAAGGCGGATTTAAAATGAGATATAGAATAAATGGCAGCGGCTGACGTTGCGGCGAAACCGGCGGCTGATTGGGTGAATTTAAGAAATGAGCCACCTACTTTTTCTGCGCTTTTGTCGGTTCGCTTTAAAGATGATTCAAGTTTGCCAATTTCTTTTTCAGCTTCTTTTAAACCCTTTTTTAGATCATCGGTATCCGCCCGAAAAAGGATGTAAAGTGTCTCAAGATTCATTACCTTTTACTCCCTTTTTTTTGTGCGTATTCCATGGCTAAGTTTTCATTGTAACGATTTGTAGCTATGATTTCATACAAATCATAGGCTTCTTCTAGCGTATACCATTCTTCTAGTTCTTTTAATGTCGCTTTACCACTGGCCACAATAACGCCGATAAAAGGATCGACATTTTTATATTCTATCGAGGGGGCTTCAGAATGAAGCTTGTTGATAAAATCTAGGCTCCCTCGGGTTGAAAAAAACTAAAATTATATTTCAACATAGCTATTTCTAAATCAGCTAATACTTCAGCGTTTTCAACATGATTGTTTATAATGTCCCAGTTTGTAAGCGCCATTGCAATTCCGGCGTTATTTTTAACTGTTACAAAACTCATTAACTTTAAAACTAAATCTTCGCTTTTTTCATAATCTTCTAATTTGTTTGAAGCTGAGGCGAAATAATTAGCCATAATTAAACGACCCACACGGGTCGTTAATTTGTGTAATGTAAATGTCTTGCCGTTTATTTCTTTATCAAATGGTTCTCTTAACAAAACTTAAACTCCAATATAATTATTTTTTCTATTAATAAACTCTTCCATCGTTTGAGCATGTTTGGAGCAATTACAGTGAGGACATAATAATTGTAAATTATTCGCCCAATTGCTTCCTCCTCTTGATAAAGGTTTTATATGATCTACATGATAACCTTCTGACAAACTTCTTTTGCAAAAATTACAAAGTCCATTTTGATCAGAATATAATAACTTAATATCATCAATCGTATGCGAGCCTTCAGCACATCTTAATCTTGCCACTCTATTCAAACAACCCACTCTAACCAATTCTTTATGTCGATCTAAATTTTCATTTTTCCATTGCTTTGTTTTCTTTATTAATCTTGCTTTATTTCTGTCGTAATAAGAAGACGATGCTTTTTTTATTTTTTCTTTATTAAGCAAAGAATATGCTTTAACTTTGCTAATAACTATATCTTTATTGTTTTCATAATGTTTTTTTTGAGACGCCTTTACTTTTTCTAAATTATTTTTTCTATACTCTTTCATATAAATTTTATTGCAAGGAGAGCATCGTGTTAATGTATTTTTTCTAAAATATTCTTTAAAGCAAATTGTGCATTTATTCATAAGAACCACATAAAAATGATTTATTGTAACATTATTATGTAGTTCTCAAAACAAATTATACGCCGACGTAAGATTCAAAACTAAACTCATAACTACGTGTTTTTAATCGACCATCAGAACTAACCGGAGCTAACGGGACACCTGAGGTAATAATTCCGTTAATCAATGTAGTTGGTGTTCGATTGGATTCTGGTGGGTATGACACAACCATGGTTATTACATCTCTAGCGCTAATTTTGCCTCGTCCTACTCTGTTTGCAGCAACAAGAATAGATAACGCTATGTCATTTTCACTAAAAGCCACGACGGAAATGGTGACCTTAATTGGATTGGCTTTTGACCAAGTGATTAAATCA